CGCGCCTCTTACAAAGGCGGCAAACTCAAAGCCCCCGTAAAGTCCGGTGACAATCCAAGACGTGCTTCTTTTCTGCAGCGCATGGGCAATATGAAAGGCCCAGAGCGTGACAGCAAAGGGCGTCCCACACGCCTGCTTCTCTCCCTTCGGGCGTGGGGGGCATCCTCAAAAACGGATGCAGTAAGAAAGGGAAAAGCAATTAGCAAAAGGAACAAAGCCAATGCCTAACGTAGCCGGAAAGAAATACCCTTACACAGCTAAAGGTAAAGCAGCAGCAAAGAAAGCCGCAGCTAAAAAGCCGCAGATGTCTAACCCCAAGCTGCGTAGGAAGAAGTAATGCCTGATAATTGGGGTGGTGGATATAGCAGCACTGGCAGCACCAGAGGTGGTGGAAGAGCGAGAGATTTCTCTCGTCCTCAGCGCACCAGCCGTCCACGAAATCAACCTTCATCAGCTACCAGAGGTGGGCCAACCAATCGCACGCCGATAGGAAAGTCAGCACAGCAGGCTGTTGTTATGAACAATGCAGTCAAGAATGTTCAAGACCGCATTGATAATCGCAACAATCCAAAGACACTGATGGAAGTCATCGCGCGTCCAATGGCATTTAATGTTTTGGACACGATGAGTGATTTCTTTGCTGAAAGAATTATTCGTGATCTGAGGGCTGGCGGTACACCTGTCTATGACAGAGATGGCAATGTAACTGGATCACGTGGTGATAGTGGATCGTTGACGGGGCGTGACCCTGTTGCAGAAGCAGCAGCAGCTAGGCAGCGTCAGGGGTCTGGTGAGAGTGATAAACCAAAGAGTGATCAACCTCCTTCGGCTACTGCTCCTGATGTAGAGCTTGCTACTGCTGATGGAACGCGGCGATCACTGATACCCTTGAGCAGACGCAGGAGTGGGTCTGCTTCTAGTGGCTCAGGTCGCAGGTCATTCTTAACATAGGAGATTGTCATGGCAGTAAATGCAGCAGGCAATTACACCAAGCCAACAATGCGCAAAAGTCTATTTAACAAGATCAAGGCTAGTAACAAAGGCGGCAGATCGGGTCAATGGTCGGCGCGTAAAGCCCAGATGCTTGCCAAGCAATACAAAGCCAAGGGTGGTGGATACCGTGGCTAGGGCAAAGTCACAGCGCAGTCTGATGAATTGGACAAACCAAAAGTGGCGCACCAAGTCTGGCAAGCCATCAACGCAAGGCTCGAAAGCAACTGGTGAGCGTTACCTGCCATCAGCAGCTATCAAGAATATGTCCTCGTCACAATATGCAGCATCTACAGCTAAGAAGCGCAAGGATACAAAAGCTGGCAAACAGTTTTCCAAGCAGCCAAAGGGCGCAGCTAAAACAGCAAAGCGATACAGATGAGTTTCCTACACACCTTAAAGATTGAAGAGAGGCAGGCTTTGCGCACGATTGTAAAGCAGGTTCACTTTAAGCATTACCCAAAAGAGTTCTGCACCGATTATGAAGCAGACAAGATGATTGCTGTTATTGGCCCTGAGACCGTTGAGCGTCTAATCAAAGTCGGTAAGGACATGAAGGTTAATGAAGTTTAAGTACAAGCCGGATGGGGAAATACTTAAATCCTTTATGAAGGACGATACATTTTTTCGTGGCATCCGTGGGCCTGTTGGCTCTGGCAAGTCAGTGGGTTGTTGCGTTGAAGTCTTTCGGCGTGCCTTGGCTCAAAAGCCTAATGAGGAAGGTAAGCGTAGAAGCAGATGGGCAATCATTCGCAACACCAACCCTCAGCTTAGAACAACTACAATCAAGACTTGGCTCGACTGGTTTCCAGAGAATGACTGGGGCAAGTTCCTGTGGTCGGTGCCTTACACGCATCACATTAAGAAAGGCGATCTAGACCTTGAGGTTATCTTCCTAGCCCTTGATCGCCCCGAAGATGTGAAGAAACTCTTGTCGCTTGAACTTACTGGCATCTGGATCAATGAGGCCAGAGAAATACCCAAGTCAATCATTGATGCATGTACTATGCGTGTTGGGCGTTTCCCTTCTATGCGTGAAGGTGGGCCAAGCTGGACAGGTGTTATTGCAGACACCAACGCACCAGAAGAAGATCACTGGTGGCCTATCATGTCTGGTGAGGTTCCAATCCCAGATCATATAAATAAAGATGAAGCCAAGATGTTGGTAAAGCCAAATAACTGGTCGTTCTTTACGCAGCCAGCAGGCATGAAAGAAATCAAAGAAGAAGATGGCGGCATCAAGGAATATAGAGCAAACAAAGAAGCTGAAAACCAGAAGCACATGCTTGCCAGCTATTACACAAACCTAATCCAAGGAAAGGGCAAAAGCTGGATTGATGTGTATGTAATGAACCGTCTTGGCTCTATCCAAGATGGCAAGCCAGTCTACAATATGTTTGCGTTTGATCAGCACGTTGCTGATGAGGAAATACCAGTAGCAGCAGGCATGCCTGTTTTTGTAGGCATAGACTTTGGCCTGACCCCTGCTGCTGTATTCGGGCAGAAGGTGCGTGGCAGGTGGCTTATCCTGCAAGAGATCGTTGCGTTTGATATGGGCATTGTTCGCTTTGCCGAACTGTTGCGACAAGAGATTGCAGTGAGATATGATAGCTGTGAGATTAATATCTTTGGCGATCCTGCTGGTGACTTCCGCGCACAGACTGATGAGTCAACGCCGTTTCAAGTGTTGCGTGGTGCCGGTCTTATGGCACGCCCTGCCCCAAGCAATGATGTCGCTTTACGCCTTGAGTCTGTCGGCAGCACCTTAACGCGAATGACCGAAGGTCTATCTGGGTTTCTGGTTGACCGCCGATGCAAGGAGTTAATCAAAGGCTTTGAAGGCGGGTATCAGTATAAACGCATACAGGTATCAGGTGAGCGTTATGATGATCGCCCTGATAAGAACCGCTTCTCTCATATCCATGATGCGCTGCAATATCTTATGCTTGGCGCAGGCGAAGGCAGGCAAGTCTTAGGGCATTCGTCTCAGTCACAGGCTTTCCAAGCCAAGCGCAGCTATGACGTATTTACCAGACAACCAAAGCAACGCAGACAGGGATTGTGGGCTCGTATGTAATTTGTGCGTTGTCTTGCATTAATGCATTACAGTAAGAGGGAATTATGTGTGTATTTCAACGACCAAAGATGCCTGCTCCTGACCCGTCTATCGAACAGGATCGCAAAGACCGCATGGCTCAGGAAACTGCCGAGGCACGCCGCAACCGTGACATGGCATTGGAAGAGACAGTTCAGCGCAAAAAGAAAGGTGTAGGCAAACGATCACTGCTAACAAGTTCTAGTGGTGGCATCGGATACTACAATCAGTATAAATAATGCATAACGGCATAGCCAAAACCTATCTACAGCGATACGAGAAAGCACGCTCTCACAGGCTTTTGTTTGAGGGCTTGTTCGATGAATGCTACGAGTATGCACTCCCGCAGCGTGAAGGCTTTACCAAGACATCCGCAGGACAGCGCAGAGATGATCGTATCTTTGATGAGACTGCTGTTGTTGGTGTGCAGGAATTTGCATCCCGCCTTCAGAATGGCATCTGTCCAAACTTTGCAAGATGGGCTGACTTTATTGCTGGCTCCGAGGTAGATAAATCACAAGCTGAATCTATTGATAATGAGCTTGATGAAGTCACTGAATATGTATTTGAGATAATACAAAACTCAAACTTTGGTCAGGAAGCGCATGAGAGTTTCCTTGATTTAGCTGTGGGTACTGGCTGTCTGCTTGTTGATGAAGGTGATGCAGTTAATCCTGTACGCTTTAACGCTGTGCCACTGCCTCAGATTGTATTAGAGAATGGGCCAGATGATCGCATTGATCACGTTTATCGTGAGCGTGAATTACGTTGTAAAGACCTGCCTATTGCTTATCCCAAAGCTGTATTGCCTGACATAATCACACAGCGAATGATGAACTCGCCGGATAAAAAAGTGAAGATCATTGAGGTTGTTTGCCGCCTATATGACAAGCCTAATGTCGAGCGCAATGCATTTTACGTCATTGAAAAAGAAACCAAAGAACTATTATATCAGGAGATATTAGAAGGTGCTGGCTCAAATCCTTTTGTTTGCTTCCGTTGGTCGAAAGCAGCAGGCGAAGTGTATGGCAGGGGGCCACTTGTTAATAGTTTGTCGGCTATCAAGACTACTAACCTCACAATCGAATTGGTGCTTGAAAACGCACAGATGGCTATAAGCGGCATATACCAGATGGATGATGATGGTGTGATTAACACTGATAGCATCAATCTCGTTCCAGGCACCATCATTCCAAAGTCACCAACATCTAATGGTTTGCAGCCTATTCGTGCTGCTGGTTCTTTTGATGTGGCAAATCTTATTCTCTCTGATATGCGCAACAATATTAAGCGTGCGTTGTATAATGATATGCTTGGCGATCCTAATAGAACACCAGCTACAGCTACAGAAGTTGCAGAACGTATGGCTGATTTATCTCGGCGTATTGGATCAGCTTTTGGCAGATTGCAAGCAGAGTTTATTCAGCCGGTTCTCCAACGAGTTGTTTACATTCTAAAGAAGCAGGGACGCATTGACATCCCCACGTTGAATGGGCGTGAGGTTAAAGTTCGTTCTGTTTCTCCTCTTGCTCAAGCGCAAGCTAATCAGGACATTACATCTGTTGATCGTTTTCTTGAGATGGTTGGCATGCGCTTTGGCCCAGAAATGGTAAACCTTCTTGTTTCGTCAGAAGAAGCAGCAGCGTTCTTAGCCAAGAAATTTGGGGTGCCTGATAAACTGATTAGAGATTCAGCAGAGCGTGAAGAGATAGTTCAAGCAATGCAGCAGATGCAACAGATGCAGCAGCAGGCAGCACCCCCACCAGAAGGTATATAATGCCAAAGGTAAGTCTTGATGGGTTCATTCGCCCAACAAAAGAAGATGAACGTATTTCTTTAGAGATTGCATCTTTGTTTTCTACCCCAACAGGTCAATCCGTTTTAAAGCATTTGCGCTCTATCACGATAGAAACCGTGACAGGTGCGAATGTTTCTGATGCTGAACTTCGTCATTTAGAAGGTCAGCGATTCCTAGTCGGTCTGATTGAACGGCGCATCAAACATGCAGAAAAGGTAAAGACAGATGAATGAAACAGATAATGTGGAAGTAGCAGAAACTACAGAAGCACCTGTAGACGCACGCCCTGAGTGGCTACCCGAAAAGTTCAATACACCAGAAGATTTGGTTACTTCTTATTCCAGTCTGGAAAGCAAGCTGGGCAAAGGTGAAGAAGAGTTACGCAAAACAATTACTGAAGAGTTGCATCAGGAGAAATGGGCTGATCGTCCTGAGACTGCTGGTGCTTATCAATTACCAGACTCAATCGATGAGCAAGAAGCAGTTGGCAATGACTTGCTTGATTGGTGGTCTAACTTTGCTTTTGAAAATGGCTATGGGCAGGACAAGTTTGCCGAAGGCATTGAGATGTATTCAAACGCAATCAATGCTCACCTGCCTGATCTTGATGCTGAAAAAACAAAGCTGGGTGAGAATGCTGATGCACGCATAGAGGCGGTACAATTATGGGCTGGTAAGTTTTTTCAAGAGGATCAGCTTAACGCTCTTGAGCGTCTTGGAGAAACAGCATCAGGTATTGAGGTTCTTGAAAAGATTATGTCTACAATCAATTCAAACAGTGTGTCTGCAAACATAGAATCTGCTGCACAGATTAATGAAGCAGAGCTTAGATCAATGATGCTTGACCCACGGTATCATAAACAAGGTGAGCGTGACCCCGCGTTTGTAAAGCAGGTGCAAGATGGTTTTGCGCAGCTTTACAGGTGAGGGTTCTTATAACGAGCTAACGATTGTTAAAGCAGACAGCAAGCATGCTGGTGAGTTGCAGCATAGACTGCGTAACAGTGACATTCGTGAATGTTTGATAAATGGTTCTACACCTTGGCGTGCATTGCATCAGCCGCTTGGTATTAAAGATGCTGAAACATACGCTGTAACTACGGGTATAAGAACCATTGCAATGTTTGGTATTGTGCCGATTACTCAGAGCAATGAGAGTGTTGCATCAATATGGATGCTGGGAAGTGAAGAGTTGCACAATCACTTTCGCACTTGGGTGCGCATTACAGGGCCAGTGTTCGATTACTTTCTAACCAAGTATGACATTGTAGAAAACATAGTTCCGATTGAGCATGATGACACAATGAGGCTGTTAACTCTGTGCGGCTGTCTGTTTTCCAAAACACCTACGATTATTAACGGCTACGCATGTCTAAGATTTGTGCGTTGTGCGGATCATATCTCCGTGTCATTTGAGGAAGATGAAAGGCCCGCATCTAACTGATGGCCCGCAAGGATAACCATGTGATGAGCGAAGCGGATAACCCTGATCGTTGTAACTTTTAATCGAGGACTGACAAATGGCGAATAGCATTGATACCGCCTTTATTAAGCAGTTCGAGTCCGAAGTACACATGGCTTATCAGCGTATGGGTTCAAAACTAAAGAACACCATCCGCAATAACAATGTGTCTGGGAACATTGCTCGTTTCCAGAAGATCGGTACTGGTTCCGCTTCTACTAAATCACGCAATGGTTCTGTAACACCTATGGAGCTAGCGCACACAACCGTTGAAGTCACAATGGCTGACTTCTACGCAGCCGAGTACATCGATAAGCTAGATGAACTCAAGACCAACATTGATGAGCGTCAAGCTGTAGCAACATCTGCTGCTGCTGCTCTTGGTCGCAAGACTGACGAAATCATCTATGCTGCTATGGATGCTGGCACTAACTCATCTGCAATCCATGACACAAGTTCTGCTCTTGCAAAAGCTGATTTGCTTTCATTGTTTGAAACAATGGGAACCAATGATGTGCCTGAGGATGGACAGCGTTACCTTGCCATGCATCCAAAAGGATTTGCTGATCTCTTCCTTATTGAAGAGTTTGCATCTTCTGATTATGTCGGTGAGCAATCACTTCCGTTTGCTGGCGGCATGACAATGAAGAACTTTTTGGGCTTCCAAATCTTCTCAACATCTGCGGTGACAGCAGGTAAGAATATGGCCTACCACAACACTGCTGTTGGCGTAGGTATAAACCAAGATGTCACAACAGAAGTAAACTACATTCCTGAGAAGGTATCTCACTTAACCACATCCATGATGAGCATGGGCGCAGTCGTTATTAACGACAACGGTGTCTATGAAGTCTTGGATAACAACTAGGAGGGCTGAAATATGGCTTATGCAGCTTCAGGACTCCACAGGATCGGTGGAGCAAGTGGGGTAAATCTCTGGATTTACCAAACGACAGACGCGATTGCGGCTGTAAATAGTGCAAACTATTTTAACAGTGCAGCTAATATGCTGAATGTTCGTGATCTGATTATTGTTCAAGACACAAACACACCTACAACAAGTTTTGTAAGTGTGCTGTCGAACAATGGTAGTGCGGTTGACGTTTCTGATGGAACGGCTGTCGCAGAAACAGACTCAGACTAAAGGGATAGGGGAAGGTCAAGGCATCAACTTACCTTCCCCTTACTATACATGGCATCAACAGTAGCAAACTCAGCTATCGATATTGCAGCACGCGCTCTAACGCTTGTTGGCGCAAATCCTATTACATCATTTGATGATGTAAGCACTGAGGCATTGATTGCAAATAACATGTACGAGGATATGGCACGTGCTGCTCTGGTTAATACCAGATGGCGTTTTGCAACCAATCAAGCACAGCTTAACTTGTTAAGTGATGCCCCGACTGGTCGGTATGATCGTGCGTATCAATTACCAAGTGACATGCTCATGCTTCATGCGCTTACAGTTAATGATAACATCATTGAATACGCCATCTACGGTGACAAAGTATTCACTGACACATCTACTTCAGATGCAGTAATTGCTGATTACACTTTCCGCGCTGATGAACTTGGGTGGCCTTCTTACTTTACTCTGGCTGTCGAATATCAGTTAGCCAGTGTGTTTGCTTCTTCGATTGCAAGAGATGATACGCTTACAAAGCTGATGGATCAGAAGGCTGATTTCCTGATGGCTAAAGCGCGTAACCTAGATTCACAACAGCAGACTACAGCACGCCTTGTAGTTAACAGGTTCAAGTATGAAAGGTTAAGCTGATGGCACGCATCAGAGTTCCTTTGACTAGCTTCGATTATGGAGAGGTTAGTCCATCATTGCGTGCAAGAACTGATGCTAATGTTTATGCGCATGCAGCAGAAAAGGTGCGCAACTTCTTTATTAAATCAGAAGGCGGGCTGGTAAGGCGCACTGGTACAAAGGTGTGGCAAACAGTTACACTAACGCCATCTAGCTCTGCGACCAGACCGCAGATTAGATTAGAGCCATTTATATTTTCAGATGATGAAAAGTACATAGTGTCCTTTGAGGCTGGTAAGATTCTTGTCTATCAGCTTGATCCTGACAATAGCTATAACCCTACTTTAGTTCAGACAATAACGCAGACCACAACAAGCGTTAATCTGCCTTGGTCTCAAGCTGAAGTTGAA